CAGGTTAGCCTAGCAAGGCTCGTCTCCGCGTCAGTTCTTTAACAATTACATTTAGTATTCTTATAAACATATAAATCACACTTCTTACAATGCTTCCAATTACTTAAATACTTCTTAATAATCTTCTTAATATGCATACCATTTGTCCTTTATCTTTAAAGTTAAATAAGTGCATAACATCTGCTGTTATGTATTACATAATATAAAAAAAGAGCCACCCCCACACATAGTGTGCGGAGGTGGTAAGACTGAAACTACTCAGATGATTCTTTTAGGAACTTGTTCATAAAATCATCAGATGATTTGATTTCATTCTTATTTTGGATATAACCAACATAGAATCCTTGGTGTTCTTCGACAACTTCGTTGTCTACCAAGGTTCTCTTTGGTTCATTTCCAAAACTTGATGGTAACACACGCATCCCACACGCATCAGCTAATGCAATTAGCTTGGTAGTGTTGGATACTTGTTTACCATTAAAGATATTAAAGCCGTTACCTTCCTTGCTTGAAACAATGGCTATGCCATTTTTCACGCAATGATTGTATAAGGCGATTAATGCTTCTTTCATAATTTACTCCTTTACTTGTAAATGATTAAATTAGTGCATTAATTAATATATGCACCGCAAGGTGCTAAGGGGAGAGAGTACATAGAGTACACGCCAGCGTTTATTTTCATCGCCCAGGCACCCCATAGGGGCGTGAAAATTGGCGGGTACCTATGTATGTATATCCCACACACGCATTCTCGTTATATTTTTTTGAAAATTCACTTTTATCGAGGAGATTTGACTATTTTTTCTATTTTTTGAAAAAAACACTTGCAAAATATATTTTTTTGTGTATTTTACTACGTAGTAAGTATAGCTATAGTAAGTATAGATAGATAGGTTACGCTACTTAGTGTTAATAAGAAGATAAAAGACAAAGAACTGTCTAATAGTGACTGTAATTACTGTCTATGGACATTATTTTCTTGCTATTAATATTGTGTTATGGTTATATTATAGCGGTATATACATTTAAAATAAAAGATTTAGGAGCAATTATGGCGTATGAAAAGGGTTTACTGGGAATGAGGCAAAAAAGAATAGATAGGAAGGCTGCAAGGAGAGATTCTGCTCCTATGGGTTCTAGAAAGAGGAATAGATTGCAGAACCAGATAAACAGATTATCCGATGACCCTACAAGGCACGGCCTTTTAGGGCGTACTGAGTACATGAAAGGTGGGGATACTGCTGATTTTGATGTAACAAACCCTAGAGACGTGTTAAAATTCCAGAAATTAGCTGGATTAAAGGCAGATGGTATATTTGGACCTAAGACTGCCTCTTCTTGGAGAGAATATGTAAATACCCAGAGAGCAGGTGAAGGTAAGGAAGCTTACTTTGATGAGGCTGTAGAGACTCCTGTTGGTGATGATAGTGTACTAAGCGGTGATGATAGCGTGTTAAGTGGTGAAGATAGTGTATTAGGCCCTGGTGGTTATGGTGAATACTTTAAAAAGATGTGGAAAGGTGGCAAATAGTGGGTTTATGGGATAGTATTACATCAGGAGTTTCAAACATGTATGACAAAGGGATGGATTTCTTTAGTGGTGATAATTCTGGTAATAAGCAACCAACATCTATAGACCCTAATAATAACAGTATTGATGGTGATATTAATGGAGATGGCACTTCTTTATTGGATATCGCAGGAAAGAACTTTGGTGAAGTAGACAGTGAAGGTAATGCAGAAGGATATTCTAAACCAGACGAGAATCTAGGGTTCTTTAGAAGGAATATCAAAAAAGCAAAAGATGTACTCATGACACCAGTAGGGGACCCAACTAAAGCAGGAGTACATACAAGTGTTGTAAATCCTGCTACAGGTGCAGTTTTTGGAGGAGAAGAAGATAGAGCAACAAATCCTGCTTATTCAAACCCAAATCAAGCACCTCTTTCTCCTGGAGAATGGGATGAAGATGAATATGGAAGGTCTTCAGGGGAAGCTCAGTCTGATAATACTCGTTTACAAGAAACCTATGGAACTACTGACCCTAGGAAAATTCAAAGAAAGAATAGAAGAAAAGGATTCTTTCAAAATCCAGTAAAATCTGCTTTGGGTGCTTTTAAAGGGGATGAGGATGGAGATGAGGAAACAGGGAGAGAAAAATTTGGTAAGGGTCTACAAGATATAGGCCAAGGTTTATTGGGGAACAGCTTTAACTATGACCAATTCTAAAATTTATGTTTAAAGGTTTAGCCTTATGGTTTTTGAAAAAACAGGCAAAGCGCTTAGGGATTGACTCCAAGTGCTTTTTTTGTAATATATACAAATGGTCAAGATATATCAGGCATATAGAGTCTGATGACAATCCAAAGGCATCTGCTGGTACTACATCTGCTAAAGGGGTATATCAATTTACAGATGCTTCTGTATTAACTGGAAAGAATAGAATGTGCAATATGGGGTTTCATAAAGATGATATTAAAGAAATAGACAATAATCCCCATAATTGGAATGATGAACAAGCAGATTCATTATTCTTAGCTAATATGTTTGCTCAGAGAGGTTCTGACAAACTTCTTAAAAAAGTAGGCAAAGGTGATATTGATGCTATGAAAACATCATATTACAAGTTTCACCATACAGACCCTGATAGTGCTACTAAAAGTAGAGTAGATAATATAATGGTCGATGAATGTACACAATAAATATACATCATAAAGGGGACAAAGAGGTTACTTCTTATAGCATCTATAGGAAAGAGGAGGCAGATGAAGAGAAATTATCATATAAATACTGGAGAGAAGCTAAAGAAGGAGATTACGCGCTATCCGATGATAAATACGTGGCTAAAGTCATCACTAAGTCCACCTATAAACCTACTAGCGTCTATATTCGTCTTGCCTATGGCTATACTTTTTATAACCCTAACTATAATACCGTTAAGCTTATTGCATCTGGGAGGAAGTCTAATAATACAATTTCTGGTAAAACTCAGTGGGAAGTGCTGTCAGGCGGTCAAAAGATGAAAAATTTAGCTATGGTCTATGCTCAGACTATGGATTACAATAAGGCTATTAATCACGTTCTAGATAATCCAACTAATAATCAAATGATTATGTGGAAGAGAAGAATGAAAAAGGAGAAATTCAAAGATATGGTAAGAGATGAATTGCAAAAGTTACTTGAAGACCATGGTTTAACCGAAGGATTTACTTTAGACCTACTTGAAGAAACTATTAAAAAAGCCCGAGATAAGGGTGATGTTACTAATTTAATGAGAGCTGTAGATAATCTGCAGGATATGCATGGTATGAAAGAGAAGCATCTTGTTAAAACAGTAGAGTCTATAGAGGCTACTAGTAATGTTAAACTAATAGATGAGCTTAGAGAAGAAGAAGAAAAGCTTATTGCTACCAAAACTACTACTAAAGAAGAATAGTGGATTACGAGGAAAAATATGAGCAGTTACAGGCACTTAAGAAGTTACGTAAGAACATGGCCTTATTCGGTAAACATTGCTTTCCTACTGCTCTTAAGAAGGCTACACCCCCTTTTCATAACGAGGTGTACGCAAATCTTTCAAATGATGAAAAATCAAGGGTTTTAATAGCTGCCCCTCGTGGAACAGCTAAGTCTACTGTTACTACACTTATATTCCCTTTATGGAAAGCAGCCTTTAAAAGGTCAGATGAAGACTTATTTATAGTTATTATATCAGAATCACAGGCTCAGTCTATAAACTTTCTATCTAGGATTAAATACCATTTAACCCATTCTGACAAATTTAAACAAATATTCGGTGATATGGGACCAAATACAGCTAGGAGATGGACTCATACAGATGTAGTCCTTGCTAATGGTACTCGTATTATAGCAGTAGGTACAGGACAAAGGGTTAGGGGTTTTATTGAAGGGGATACGCGTCCTAACTTAATTATAGTAGATGACTTTGAATCAGAGTTAAATGCGTTTACACCTGAAGCTAGAGCTAAAAACAGGAAATGGATGACTGAAGCGGTTATCCCTTCTTTGTCTGATGAAGGTAGAATCGCTATGATTGGTACTGTTATATCAGAGGATTGCTTCCTATGCTGGGCAAAAGAGTCAAGTGCTTGGAATGTTCTGTGGTTTTCCATATGGGATGATGATGAAAAGAGTATTTGGCCTGAACGATTTCCTAAAGAAAGGATATTGGCCATAAAGGATGAATTTTCATCCGTAGGGAATATTAATGGATTCTATCAAGAATACATGAATATAGCCCAATCTCCTGATGAAGCACCATTTCAACCAGATTGGATTAAAATACACCACTGGGATTACACAAGACAACAAGGGCAGAATTGTTTAATTAAAAATAAAGGGTTAGAAAATGAAGAAATCAAACCTGTCGAACTCTATACTGGAGTGGACCCTGCTAGTTCTTTGTCGGCTAGGGCAGATTATTTTGTTATTGCTACTATTGCGATTGATAACGATAATAATAAATATGTTGTAGATGTATTTAGAGATAGAATATCTCCAGCAGAACAGCCAAATAAGATAATAGAAATTTATAAAAAGTTTCGACCTAGAAGAGTAAAGGTAGAAACTGTAGGTTATCAAGAGGCTTTAAGGACTGCTGTTAGAGAACTTATGAAAGAAGAAAATTTATATATACCAGGTTTAGAATCTGGTGTTAAACCAAGGAATAGTAAATCAGAAAGGTTATTATCACTAGTTCCATTGTTCGCCAAAGGGACCTTTTACTTCAGACCAGAAGATATAAAGGCTCAACAAGAGTTTCTTTCCTACCCTAAGGGTAGAAATGATGATATTATGGATGCTATATGGACTGCATTAGATGGCGCAAAACCATGTAGAAAGAAAGAATTTGTAAAATTATCTGAAGATGATTGGAGAAATCCAAAGAAAACTCTTGATTGGTTAACTATGTAGTGCGTAAATTAAGCATATGGCATATACCAAAAAAGACGGTAAATCTTCAAAAGATATGATACAGGATACTTTAGATTTATTTGATAAATATTCATCCAAGAGAGATACCTGGGCACAACATGCTAAAGAAGATAAAGAATTTAGACTTGGAAGACAATGGTCTGCAGAACAGAAAAATGTTCTAGAATCTAGAGGACAAGCAGCTATTGTTATAAATAGGATTCATCCAGCAGTAGAATCAGCTAAAGCTATGCTTACTGCTAATAGACCTTCTTTTAGAGCAGCACCTAGAGAAGATTCTGATAATAAGGTTGCTCAAGTAGTTAGTGCTCTTTTATCGTATATGTATGATATATCAGATGGAAGGACTATAGTAAGACAATGTGTAGATGATTATTATGTAATGGGTGTTGGGTATCTTCATGTGTATCAAAATCCAATGATGGATATGGGTAAAGGTGAAGTTTGCTTTAATGATGTAGACCCATTAGATGTATATGTTGACCCTAATAGTCGTAGTAGATTTTTTGATGATGCTGAAAATATTATAATATCTAAGCTTTTTACTAAGGAACAAGCTAAAGTATTATATCCTATGTATAAAAAGAAAATTGATAATGCTTCATCTGCTGCTGGGAATGCATCTAATATGAGCTTTAATGCACCATCTACAACCAGAGAAGATGATGGAGAAATTCAATTTCCAGAAGATGTTGGTACTTTAAATAATGAAGATTATATTAGGGGTTATGAAAGATATTATAAGGTAGATGTAGAAGAATATAGGATTTTTGAAAAGTTTTCTAGTAAAGAAGAGTTATTAAATGAGGAAGAATATAGCGAGTATGTTAAAAGACCTGCTTATATGGTCCAAGGAAAGTTAATAATTAATCCTGAACAAGCTCATAAGCTATATGCTCAATTACAAGAACAGGTAATGGAGGCTCATAATCAAAAGCTTAGTGAGATGAAAGAAGTTGGTATGTCTACAGATGATGTAACTCCTGATGAAATTCAGTTTCAAGAGTTAACATTCTTAGATTTAATAGCACAAGGCATGATAACTGTTGTCCAAGTAACTACTAAAAGAATTCAGCAATGTGTAATAATAGGTGATACTAAGTTATACTCTAGAGTTTTACCTTTAGAACAGTATCCTATTATACCAGTAATGAATATACATACTAGAACACCTTATCCTGTATCTGATGTTAGGATGGTAAAAGGTTTACAAGAATATATAAATAAAACGCGTTCTTTGATAATTGCTCATGCTACTACAAGTACTAATACAAAAATACTTGTCCCTGAAGGTAGTGTTGATATGAAAGATTTTGAAGAAAAGTGGGCTCAACCTGGAGTAGCTATTCCCTATGACCCCACAGACGGCGCTCCTATGCCTGTTCAGCCCACTCCTCTTCCTAATGAATTATATCAAAATGAGACTACGGCTAAGAATGATATTGACCATGCTTTAGGTTTATATGAAATGATGATGGGTAACTCTCAAGCGGCTCCTCAAACTTATAAAGCAACTATTAGTATAGATGAATTTGGCCAAAGAAAGATGAAGTCAAAGCTTGCTGATATAGAAGCAGCATTAACTAGAGCTGGACAAGTAGCTATACCTTTAATGCAACAACTATATACTAGTGAGAAAGTATTTAGAGTTATACAACCTAATAATTCTATTAATAAGTATGTGATTAATAAGAAATTAGTAGATGATAAATCAGGTGAGATTAAAGTATTTAATGATATAGCAGTAGGTAAATATGATATAATAGTAGTAGCAGGGTCTACATTACCTTCTAATAGATATGCAGAATTAGAATTTTATATGGATGCATTTCAGAAGGGTTTAATAGATAGACAAGAAGTTCTTAAGAAAACCGAAGTATTTGATATGGAAGGTGTTTTAGAAAGAACTGATACAATTGCTAAGTTACAAGGGCAATTAAAACAAGCTTCTGAACAAATTAAGAAGCTTAAAGGTGATATGCAATCTAGAGATAGAGAAGCAGTTAACCTTAGAAAGAAAGTTGAAGTTGAGAAATTCAAATCAGACCTAGATACTATTAGCAATAAAGCTAAAGCAGCAGGAACTGTTTATGAAAAACGTCTTGATGACAGCTTATCCACTGTTAAGCAATCTATTAGAGATAGCGCAAAACAACTCAGCTCACCTCCCTCTGGTGGTAAGGGAGCAGCTAAAAGGAGAAAGAAATAATGACACAAGATAATATACAACAAGATACCCCTCAAGAAAGTACAAATGAACAGCAGTATACTTCTTTAGAAGAAGCAGTATTTGGAAATGAGGGTTCTTTAGATGATACATCAAGTGCTTTTACTAGTGGTGAAGAAAAGAGCGTTGAAAAAGCTCCTCTCTATCCAGAGCAAGGACAACCTCAAGTAAACGAAGGAGAATCTCAGAACAATGATGATAAACGTTATCAATACTGGCAGTCACAAGCTGATAAGTATAAAAACGAATTAGATTCAGTAAAATCACAACAGCAGCAAGTTAGAGAAGAAGTACAACATCAAGTTAGTGCTCAACCTCAACAAGTTCAACCTGAAGTGAAAGAAGAGTTTCCTCCACCTCCAGCTAAACCACAAAGACCTAGAACTTATAATAGAGAGGAAGCTTATAGCGACCCCAATAGTGAAAGTGCTAGGTATGCAGACGAACTAGAGTCATGGCGTGATGACATGGATGAATATAATTCATTACAAACTCAATATCAAAGTGCTATAATGGAAGAAAAACTCAATAAGATACAAGAAGAACGAGTTCAGGAAGCACAAAGACAACAAGCATCTCAAAAGCAAGCTGAACAAGCTTCTCAAATAAAAGAGCATGTTATGGGTCATTATGGTATGAGTGGTAATGAAGCACAGGATTTCATGACTAAAATGTCAGACCCTAAATCGTTGAATGTCGAGAACCTTGTCCAATTATATAGGATGCAGAATAGTCAAGGCAATCAGCCTGATACTAATCAAACTGTTCCTAGTGATACTTTTCAACAAGTACAGAAAGCTCAGCAAGTACCATCTCCTATGGGAGTTATGCCTTCTGGTCAATCTAGTACTGATGGAAAAACGTTTGAGGACAAAGTTATGGACAATTTGATAGGGGATTTTAATCGTAAAAATCCCTGGAAGTAACTTTTAACTTATAGCCCTACCCGAAGGCACATTAGTGCAGCTGAAGAAGGGTTTAATTAAGGATGGAAAATAATGTATTCAAACATTAATGGGCCTAACGTTCCGCAAGGCATTTCTATCAACGATTCTAGACGTAAGTTTAATTTCGGTGAAAGAGTTGCAGAACTGGCTCCTCAACAAAGTCCATTCTTCGTATATTTATCGAAGGTGGCAAAAAAAGCTACGAATGACCCTGTGTTTAAATTTCTTGAACATCGTCATCAGTGGCAAAGACGTAATTTCGCAGTAAGTGTAGCTCATTCTGGTGTTAACTGGTCTGATGCTGGTGGTGTAATTGATGCTAATCTAGTAGTAACAAGTTCGTATGACAGATATGGTAATATTTCATCAACAGCAAATAGTAATGCTTGCTATTTCATTTTACCTGGTCAGATGTTAGCTGTTAAAGATGATGATGGCTCTACTATTCATTATCTAAAGGTAGCTCCTGATGCAACCGTAGCACATAGTGGTACTGATGGTACAAATGGTATAACAACTATTACAGCAGCTGGAGTTACAGCACTTTCATCAAGCACTGGTGGTGCTTCTGCTGATAGTGGTGTAAATATTGCAGCTGGTAATGTTGGTCAAGTAGTGGGTACAGCTCATCCTGAGGGTGGTACTGAGCCTGCTGGTTGGGAAGACAAACTATATGACAGAGAAGGATATTGTCAAATATTCAAAACTGCCATGAATGTGTTTTCTGGAACATCATTAGCTACAGAGTATAGAGGTGTTGCTAATGAGTTTCAAAGAATCTGGCAAGATAAACTTATGGAACATAAGATGGATATCGAACAAGCTATGCTATTTGGTGTAGGAGCTGCTTCATCGGCTGAAGCTCTTGCTACTGCTCCAACTAGAAGAACTTGGGGAATATTACCTTATACTGAGAATAATGGTAAGGTATATAATATGTCTTATGCTTCATCTGGTTATGATGCTTTTTTAGATGCAATGGAAGATTTCTTCGCTCCTGAATCTGGTAATAGTGGTAATAAACTAGTGCTAGCTTCAAGAAAAGTTATTACCTATTTGAATAAACTAGGTAATGGAAGTTTTCTTAATAACTCTGTAGGCGCAACTCAATATCGATTAGATGTTGCAACTGTACCAGGAGCTTTCGGGCACCAAGTAACAGTTGTTAATACTATATTTGGTAATCTTCATTTTGTACAAGAACCTTTATTGAGAGGTCCTTGGGAAGATTATTGTATCTGTGTTGATATGAAAAACGTAGCTTATAGACCACTTGTGGGTAATGGTAATAGTCGTGATACCTTCATTGAAACTAACATACAAACTCCTGGTACTGATGGTCGAAAAGACCAAATCATTACCGAATGTGGTTTGGAAATTAGTTTGCCTGAAACTCATGCAATTCTTAAGTTTTCTTAAGGAAGGAGTGAATCATGGCTTTTACTAAAACTCATATGGGTAATGGTTGGGTAAAACTATCAGAAGCTTCTGCGGCATTAGCCGCAGGTACTACTGCTGGTGTTACAAGTTCTGCTATTGCTGCTGACGACTTAAATGAACTAGCTAAGGCTGGTTCATATATGTTGCAAGTTGCTATAGCTGATACAGGTACAGTAGTTGCAGATACATCTATATATGGAGTGCAAGATGACGAATCTACATTTCAAAGTATAGCAGCTGATGTTATTGATAACCAAGCTCAAGATACTACTAAATTGTATAAAGTTTCTGATGGCCTTGCGTCGCCAGGACTTAAATTTAATACAACTAAAGATAGTGGTTCTGGGCAAGCTATTGTAACATGGACTGTGATGTATTATGCAGGTGGACCTAGTATTTCTGACCTTACAATAACAGGTATTGGTGTTGACCCATCATAGTGGTTAGTTTAATTAATATGGAGGGGACTTCAGTCCCCTTCATTTAACTTAGGAGATTTAAATGAGTGATTTAAAAATAACGCATGCTGGAACAGTGCAAACACAAGATAGGCATGGTCCTATGAATCCAACTGCTCCATTAGGACAAGCTGGTTCTGCATATTCTGATGCTGATAGTGACGTGATTAATCCACCTCTAAATCAAACTTTTGTAGCGATAACAATGGTAACAGATTGTACGTTTGCTTCTGGAGATTTAATAGCTGAGGATGCAACAAAATTTATAAATACTGAAACAGCAGCACATGATTTAGCAGATGGAGCAGAAACATCTATTCAAGGAACGGGTGGTAAGATTGTAGCTGATGTAGTATTCCCAGCAGGTTTGACAATATATGGAAGATGGACAGAAATTGATGTTAGTGTTGGTTCTTGCATAGCTTACATAGGTTAAGATGCTAGGATTAGGAAATAATTTAAAGAAAAGTGGTTTAATAAGCCCAGGTATCGTAACTGATAATCTCGTATTAAAACATAATTATAATGCAGCTAGCGTTGTACCTGTAAGTGATGGTGCTGCTTATTTTCAAGGTGGCGGTACTGATATGGATGATTATATAGATTTAGGTTCATCATCTAGTCTAATGTCTACTGGAACTAATATTACTTTATCAGCATGGTTTAGAGTAGTAGATGGAGATAATGGTCGTATAATTAGTTTTCAAAGAGGTTCTGGGTCAAGCGCTCTAGGTTTAGTTGTTAATTATACAGGAAGTGAAAATGATGGATATATAACTTTTTTAACTTATAATGGAAGTGGGCATAATTGGTTGAATTATGATGGAAATGTAGATACTTCTGGTAAATGGCATCATATAGCTGGGACAACAACTTCATCTGCTCAAGTGTTATATTTAGATGGAGTAGCTGTTAACGATAGTTCTAATACATTTGTTAATGATACAGATTCTAATATAGCTACAATTGGAGCTTTAAATGGAGTTGGTACTTTTTTTGGTGGTTATATATGCAATGTAGGGATATGGGATGCAGTACTAACTCAACCACAAATCAAATCTATTATGAATAAAAACTATGCAGGTTTAACATCAAGTGAAAAAACAAATTTAGTATCATGGTGGAATTTAGATAGTAAAACTGAATTTGATGCAGTTGGAACTAATACCACAAGTACTCCAAGTATTGCTTATGATGGTATTGTTATTGATAATAACGATATTACAGTAGGAAGTGAGTTACTTACAGGATTTACTATTGGTACCACATACCCTTATGATACCTTTACTTCATCAGGAAGAGGTATATCAGCAGCAATAGAAACAAGTGGTGATTGGGGAGGGTGTGCATCTAATGCGTTAAGTATAACTGCAGGTGAATGGTACAAA